GAAAATACAAACTTAAAAAGTGCTAATTTACTTGAAGTAAAGAAAGCTGCTAAAGAAGAACAAGATCGTATTCTTGGAATTATGAAAGCTGCTGAAACTTTTTCAATTAAAGAGCCTATTGAAAAATTTATTCTTTTAAACACTGATGTTAATGCTGCAACAGTTATGTTTGAAATGATTAAAGAATCTGTTCAAAAAGGTAATCCTTCTCCAGAAAATACTGGCTTGGATGCTTCTTTGAATAAAGATAATACAAAAGATCAAACACAAAAATCTGATTTGGATTTAACTTTGGCTGGTTTCAAATCTTTGGAAACATCTAAAGGTCTTTTTGAAGGAGTTAGATAATGGCCGAGTATAATGGTGGTTTTCAAAGTTATGCTGATCGTGTAACTAAAGATATTTTCTTTCGTGCAGAAGGTAGGGCAACAAGTGTTGTTACTGTTAAACAAGGTCAAGTTTTAAAAGCTTTGTCTTTTGTTGAAACTGACGCACAAGGTAAAGCAATTGCTCACACTGGTTTGGTTGAATCAGCATTAGTTACTATTAATGGTGCTTTAGCTGCTGCTGCAACTTTAACTGTTGGTACAACTGGTATTGTTTTTACAGTTGGTTCCGGTGGTGCTAGTAAAGAACAACTTGTTAATGCAATGGCTGTTCTAACAACTGGTATGTCAACAACTAATGCAAACATTGCTTTGCTTGCTGCTGGTATTGCTACAACTGTTGGTACTTATACTTCTGGTACTGGCCCAGCATTTAACTTTGCAAAAATTGATGCTGATACTGTTGTTGCTAATAGTTCTGCTGCTGGTGATGTAACTAACTTGGCTGTTGCTGCTTCTGCTGGTACTGCCCCAACTGTTACTATTAAAGCTGGCGCAAGTTCAATTAGTAAAATTGCTGGTGTTTTAGTTTATGATGTTAATGCAACTTCAGCAGATGTAAAAGCTCCAGTATATAAAGAAGCTTCTTTTTGGGGTGATGCTTTAACTTGGGCTGTTGATGCTGGTGCAGATACCGTAACTAATCCAGATGGTACAACAACTGCTGTTACTGCTTATAATACTGGTTGCGCTGGTTCTACTCCAGAAGCAATCTTGTTGAAAAAGAAATTTATCGAGGGTTCTGAATTTGAACCTCTTGGTTTTAGAAATGCAGGAGATTATATCTAATGGCTGTTACTACTTTTCTTACACCGTATCAAGTAGCACCAATTCTTTCTGGTGTTATTAAAGGTTTGGAACCAAATAGACCAAACTGGTTACAAGGTTTTTTTGGTGCTCCAAAATATTCCGACAGAACAAGAATTAACCTAGATCAAGAATATAACATTAAAAATGTTATGGGTCAGTTTGTTTCTCCAACAGCAGACGCGACACCAATTAAACTTCCTGATTTTGGTACAAAAGAACTTTACTTCTCTTACTCTAAAGAAAGCATTGATTCTGATTCTTTTGAAACTTTGAATCAAAGACAACTAGGTCAAGATTTTGGTCAAGTAGATGTTGCTGCTAATAAAGCTGCCCGCCTGCAACAAAAAATGACTTTTGCTGAATATAGATTTGAAAACTTGTTTGAAAAAACTGCTGCTGACATTTTGCTTTATGGTGGTTATCAAGCTTCTGGTGAAAATCATCCAACAGTAAGATATGATTTTAATCGTACTGTTATTACTACTGCACCAGAGTTTTTGGCTAAAAAACTTATTCCTTCTGTTAACTTGACAACTACTGCTGTTACTGCCCCTTGGGATAGTTCAACAACTGTATTGCCTGTTATGACTGGAGCTGGTTTTACTGCTGGTGATAGAAGTTGGACAAAAGCAAATATTGATGCTGATAAAGCTTTTCCAGTAAAAGATACAGTTAGAATTTTTGAAACAGCTAATGCCCGCGCTGGTACTTCTGCTGTTATTATGTCTGATGATGCTTATGATGCTTTTGCTTATGATTTAAGTACAAATTATGCAGCAGCTTCTGATACAACTATTCTTTCTGTTGTTCAAGTAACACAAGATATTCTTCCTAGAGTCCAACAATATAAAGGTTTGACTTTTAGAAGAGCTTATCCTTTGGATAATGGTGTTACAATCAACATTTATACTTATAATGCGACTTATAATGATCGTGTTACTGGTGTAGAAACTGCTTATGTTGGTTCTGGTTGGGTAGTTGCTATTCCTCCTGCAACATCTGGTTTGAAAGTTTATGGTCGCATTATGCACCCTCGTGCAAATTATGCTTCTATGCCAAGATGGATTAACTACTGGCAAAACGAAAAAACTGGTATTGAAGAATGGGAATACCATACAAACTTCTTGATGGGCCATACTGATATTGATTCAGCTGTAGCTTGGAAAGTTTTGTAATTTAAAAATTGGATTGTCCACACTTATGGCTAATTTCTATATTGAAATAAAGGGTTTGAAAGAATTAAAAGATTCATTAAATCCTAATAGAATAAGAAAAGAAATTGCTGTAGGTGTTGGACAGGCCGCAACTGTAATTCATAATGAATTAAGATCGGCAGTTATAAGAGCTTATAGTTCTCCTAATGATATTAATTCAGTATGGGTTGGAAGAAAAGCAACAGCACAAAATCTAGGTAAATCAGTTATACAAAGTAACCTACAATATAGAGTTAAATATTCTGATTTATCTAAATTTCCTTACACATATGCTGAAGGAAATTTAACCGCTGGAAAGAAAAGAACTGGTATGGTTCATACAGTTGAAATAGTTCGCGGTAGAAAAGTTGTTGTTTTTGGTAAATCAAATCGCGGTGGTTTCGTACCAAGAAAAAATGGTAGGGCAATTTTAACTTCCCACGGCGCACAAATGTTTGAAAGAATGTCAGATAAAAGAAAACCTTTGCGACTTCTTATTGGGCCAAGTTTAACTCAGAAAATAACTCATGTATATTATTCTGACCCGAAAGTACAAATAGCAAAAGATAAAGCCGCTGATATTATTGCAGAGTTTATAAAACTATGAATGAACCTATAGATACAATGTTGGCTTTAACTGGAACAAACTTAGTTTTTCCTTCTTTTACTATTTTAGGTTTACCAAACTATCTTGCTGAAACTTTATATAATGGAACTTATAAAGTTGAAAAACAAGATTTCAGATTTATTATTTCCACAAAAGATGTTGGAATAAATTCTATAAATGTTGACTCAACATTCTACATGGAAGATTTAACAAATAGATATAATTTTATAGTAACTCTTGAACCTATTCAAGATTTAACCGGCTTATCTGAACTTGTTGTTGATTTTGTATCTAAGGAACTTTTATGATTGAACTAGCAACAGTTATAGATCATGTAACAGAATTAACAGGTTATACTGTTAGAGAAGCAAAAGCAAATGAACAAGAAATGGCTGAAGAAGGAAATCTTCCTATTATAACTATTGGTTATGGGCCTATTCTTTCCAATAACCCAGAATCACCAATAACTTATGATATTTATAATTTAAATGGTGAAGATTTAGTTCAATCATTTTATATAAAATATGTTTGTAAAAATGCGGATTTTCGTTCTGTTTTTGTAACAATGTTAAAAACACTAACTGGATGGAATCCAACAACACCAGAAGCAATTCATACAAGTTTTACTTATGTAAATGGTGTTCCTATTGGAATGAACAATACAACTTTCTGGTTTCAAACAGAATGGAAAATTAACTTTCCCACAAATACTCTTTTACAATAGAGGTTATATGTCAAGTATTATTATTAATGAAGATGGTTCTTATACAGAGAGTAATAAACAACCAGAAGCAACTGTTGCTCCAGAAAGTGTTTGTGGACAATTAGAAGCACTGTTAGTTGTTACTCCCGTAGAAACAACAATTGAGGAGTCAAATTAATGGCAGTAAAATTTCACGAAAAGAACCAAGCGGTTTATTTTGGTTTACAAGCTAATACTGGTTCAGCATTTAAACTAGAAACAGGTACAGGTGCAATTGCTTCTGTTACTGCAACTGTTGGTGCTTCACCAGTTTTTTCTTGTACAGCAGATAATCTTTATGTTGGTCAAGCGGTTACATTATCTGGAACAAACTCAGGTGCTTTAATTACTGGTTATGTTACTGGAGCAGTTTATTATATTATTGGCATTAGTACAACATCTGTTGCTGGTGTTACTGGTTTTACTTTGTCAGCAACAAAAGGTGGTGCTACTGTTGTTACAACTGGTACAGGTGGTTCAACTGGTTTGACTTTTGCTACAAATTCTTTAACATCCACAGAAGCTATTGCTTGTACTGAAATCTCTTCTGATGTTACTAGAGATACAGGAAGTTTTCAATATCTTGGTGATGCTCTTAGTCGGGATGAATTTACATATACTAAAGATATTTATATTGATTTAGGTATCACAACATTCCAACAAGTTCTATCTGATATGGGTTCAGCAATTGACCCGAATACTTCCTCTATTTGGAAACTATTCCAAGTTTGTGGTGGTAATGTTGTTGTTGATGCAACTTCAAAAGAAGTATATGTAGACAATGCAACAGATAGTGCTGATTATGGTACTGCTGATGTTCGTTTTGCTTCTCCTGACGACCCAACAAATGATAAACTTTATAAGTTTTGGGATTTGCGTGGTAGTGTTGATGTTAATGCTAGTTTAGGTGAAGTTCCTACACTTAAATTTAGTTTAAAAGGTAATGCTGATGACCCAGTTGCTAAAGCAAAACAAGCAGCTAACTTTGGTTTCCAAACAACTCGTGTTTCTCCTTCAGTTTTATATTCAACTGTTAAAGTAGCACAATTGTTAGATTTGTCTGCAACAGAATCTTATACTGCAACTGGTTTAACCGGAAATACTTCTTTAACTCTTGCTTATGCTGGCGCACAAGTTACAGCAACTTTAACAGCGCATGATTTGCCTGTTGGTTCTATTAGAAGAATTAGAATTGCTTCCGCTTCAGTTGCTACTTTTAATGGTGATTGGGTTGCTTATGCTATTTCAGCAACAAAAGTTATCTTTTATGTTAAAGGTAATACTGGTACTGGAACAGCAACTGGTGCAACTTTAACTAAAGGCCAAAACGTAGCTCCAGAGACTTTTTGTTTCTCAACACTTTCTGCTGGAAATTACTTTGGTTTTGATTATCAAAGATATTTAACTGGTTGTGACCAAGGTTTTGCTAAAGGTGCTACTCCTTCTGATGTTGCTGTAACTATGTTGGAAGATCAAGTTGGTGGTTCTAGTTTTAACCCTGACGCTAATGTTAGTAAATTCTACGCCGCTGTATTAAAATTTGGCGGTTCAACTGCTGGTTCTACAGTAGCTTATATGTGGGATAAACTACAACTTGCAACAGTTAAACAAGGTAAAGTAGCAACCTATATGGGTCGTGATGTTACTTTTAGAAACACTGGTTCAAGCTTTATTTTCTATCAATAATTTATATGGGGGAAGAAATTCCCCTTTTTCTTTAAACTTTGTGAGGTCAAATGAAAGAACAACATACATTAATAAAAGGTTACCGAGATTTAACACAAGATGAGATTGATTGCATGAACAAAATCAAAGGTCTTGGTGAAGAACTTGGTAAACTTTATGACTACTTAGCTATAACAAATGCTAATACTGGAAACCACCAAATTGATATGCGGTGGTTAAATGAAGGTAGAACTGATTTACAAAAAGGTATTATGTGTTGGGTTCGAGCAGTAGCACAACCAACAATTTTCTAAAATAACTTTGTGAGGACACACAAAATGGCTAAAAAACTCTACATCCAATCTCAAGTTCCTTTTGTTGAAATTTCTGTAACATCTGCTAAAGATGCTGAAGGAAAAGAACAAACAATTATTGTCGGTTTCAAACGATATGATTTAGAAACTGCACAGCAAAAACTTGACTCATTTAAAGACCTTCCAGATAATGAAACAAATAGTGTTATCAAATCGGAAATTCTTTTTATCAAAAATGCTGAAGTGAAAGAAGTTGATGAAGAAACATATATTGTTTCAAGAACAATTCCTGTAAAAGATTCACGAACAGCGCAACCTATTGAACCTTTCTGGGCGAATAAAGATGAATGTCTATCCGTCCTCGTAGATATGTATCTTGCATCTACTCCCTGGAAAGGTTCCCTTATTTCTTCCTTTATTAAAACTTTATATAATATTGATTTTAAGGAAACTGAAGCAAAAAACTTATAGCAGCGGGTGAGTTTCTAGGAAAAGTTATTCTTAATGTTTCTGAAAATAATAAATTAGAGAGATCTAAAGATTTAATTGAAGAAACTAAAGAAGCTTTTCCTGGACTTGCTTTTGCTGCCAATGAACCAGAATTAGAAAAAGATGAAGAAGAATATTTTTATCTTTGGAATACACTAGAATCTGTATTTTCTATTTATAGAGTTTGTAAAGATTATATAAATGAAAATTATGGTTTACCCGAGAATATTCTTCTCAAACTTATTGAAGAAGAAAAACTTCCATTGAAACAAACACTCCAACAAATTCCATTTATCCACAATGGTTATCTTAATGTTATTGTTCCTGTAGGCTCGGAAGATGTCAAATAAAGTCTTAACAATTGAACTTAATGCAGAAACAAGCAAACTAGAAGCAAAACTTTCAGCAATCCCAAAAAAGATTGAAGAACAAGTTTCAATCAGTAAAGAAATTGCAAAGTTAGAAGATGCAAGATTAACTGCGTTAAAAGCACAAGAAAATTTATATACAAATATAAGTAATGCTGCTAAAGGTGTTGAACGAGTTAATGGTACTGTTTTAAATGCGTTTAAACATTCTTTAGTTGGTGTAAATAAAGAATATACAAATTTAAAAAATACGATAACAGAGATAGAACAAAAAATACAAACACTCAATTTTGCTAAAAATTTAGGTGCTGGAAAAGTTAGTTCTGATAATCGTGGTTATACACAAAATGCTTCTGGAACAGTTACAGAAAAAAGACAAGCTGAAGCACAACAAGCTAAAGCTTTTACTTCTTCCAGACAAGCCGAAATAATACAAAAAGAATTTAATCTTGTTGAAGCGAAGATGGCAGAATATTCTGCTAGGAGAAAACAAAGTCAACAAGATTTAGAATCTTCTATGACTGCTATTATGCAAAGAAATGCAACTAGCAGGAAACAGATTATTCAAAATGAAATTGATTTTGCTGAAGCAGCTAGAAAAAGAGAACTTGCAGCTTTACGAAATGATATTATTTCAAGAAGTCAACCAAAACAAGTTTCATCTATAAATGCTGTAGCCCAAAAACAAGTTAATTCTGAATTAGAGAAAACCAAAAACCACTTACAAGCTGTAGAAAAATCACATAAAAATATTATCTTACATGTTGGTGAGATTATAAGTATTTATCATGTTTATAATACAGCAATTCAATTAACAAAACAAGCTTTATTAAGTATTCCTCAAGCTGGTATACAAGCCCAAGCGACTAAAGCAAGTATTTTTGGTATTTTTGGTTCGGAAGAAGGGATTAAAAATCTACAAAATTTACAAGTTATTGCTCAAAATGCTGGACAAAATATAAAAATTCTTGAAGAAACTTATAGAAGATTTGCGCCGTCAGCAATATTAGCTGGAGCAAACCAAGAAGAAGTAAACAAATCATTTAAAGATTTTGCAGAAGTAGGAACAATTTTACATCTTCCAGAAGAAAAATTAAATTCTTTGTTCCTTGCGTTAGATCAAATGTATGCAAAAGGAACTGTACAATCAGAAGAGATTAAGAAACAATTAGGTAACGTACTTCCAGGTGCTGTTGAGATTGGTGCTAAAGCTATGGGGAAAAGTCCAGCAGCTTTTCTGGAAGCAATGAAGAAAAATGAAATAACAGCTAAAGAATTTGTACCTAAGTTTGCTGCTTTATATAGGCAAATTTTTGGTGGTGTAGATGATTCTGTATTTAAAAATGTACAGGACATGTTATTTGCAAACTTACAAAGAATACAAAACAATTGGGAATTGTTAGCTAGGGCAGTTTATAATATAAACGAAACATTAATGAACAATGTTGCTAAAACAATTCGTGATGGTTTAGCTACAGTAAAAGAAAATTTAGTTGGTATTTCCCAAGCTGTTGAAATTATTGGTGGGCTGATTGTAGCTAGATTGGGTTTAGCTTCTTTAGAAGCAGCAGCTAATATAGGTCTTTTAGTTTCTAAATTAGCTTCATTCACTACGATACTTACTGGTTTATCTCCAGCAATGTTAGCTACTGTTTCTGCCAGTATTGCTTTATATACACATATAAATGATTTATCCTTAGCTTATGATAAAGCTACTGGTTTTACAATAACTTATAAAGATCAAACAGTAAGTTTAACTTCTTATCTGTCAGCAGTAGGAAACAGTGTTCTTGATTCTACAGCCCAAGCTTATAATGGTATAGCTGATGCGCTACAAAGATTAACTTCAATTGATGTAAAATCTTTATGGGAAAATATATTACCTAACAAAACAGATATTGCTGATTTCCTAGGTTATGTTAATGTAATAAAAAACTCTATTCCTTCTGCAAATGGTATGCGTTTGGCTATACCTAAATCAGATGACGAAGCTTTTGCTGATGCAAGAGAAAAGTTTTTAAAATCTCTCGACGCGAAACAACAAAAACTATTTGATGAAGCCGGTAAAAATGATGCTGCAAAATACGCTGAATCTTTTGCTGGTAAAAGTGCAACTGCTGTTAGTGATGCTATAGCTGCTGGAAAATTAAAAACAGTAGAAGAAATAACAAATGCGCTAGCTAAAGTTGATTATGTAGCTAAACCAAATTTACCTACTGTTATTGAAGAACCAAAAATAGATAAATCAAAAGTAGCAGCACAAAAAGCAGCACAAAAAGATGCTCTTATGGCGCAGTATCAAGAAATTTCCACAAACATGGAAAAGATTCGTGGTGCTATTAAAGAAAAACTGGATGAAACAGATTTAGATTTTCAAAACAATTTATTATCTTTAAGAGAATATTATTCTAAAAAACAAGAACTTTTGCAACAAGATGCTGAGGCACAGTTCCAAGCACTTGAAGATCAAAAAGCTTTAGCTTTAGATAAAAAAGACTATTCAAAAGCACAAGAATACGAAACAAAATTACAAAAAGCTTTAAATACTGAAAACCATAAATCAGCAATAATTCTTAAAGAACAAGAAAAAGCTTACAAAGAACTAACAACAACTCTATCAGATGTAAATTCTGAATATAGTGCAATGATTGGTAAGAGTGGTTCTAAAGATGTAATTGATTTTGATAACCAAAAAAGACAAACAATTGAAAAACTGATGGCTGAATATAAAGATATGCAGCAACCAGAAGAAAAACGATTTGCTGCCGCTGACGGTTTAAAGCAAATTGCAAGCTTAAGAAATTATACCGCTGTTGTTGGTGAAGCGAAAGAAGCTTTAGTTATATACGGCCAAGCAAAAGATGATCTAGCTTTAAAAGAAGAAAGAATACAAAACAGTTTACGTTCCGGTGCTATAACAGAACTCCAAGCTTTATTCCAAACAGAAGAAGCAAGGAAACAAGCTATCACAACAATGGAACAAGAAATAGAAGTACAAGAGAAATTGTTAAATGGTCAACCAGAAAACAGTTCCGCTGTTAGAGCAATAAAAAGACTTCGTGTAGAACTTGAAGGTTTAAAAGCAGATTCAAATTTATTTGCTGATAAATTTCAAAACATATTTACACAAAATTTAAGTAATTCTTTTTCTTCTTTTGCTTCCGGCGCGATGACAGCTAAAGAAGCATTTAATAGTTTTGCTCAAGGTGTTATTAAAAACATTGCTGATATAGTTGCACAAGAAGCAAGTAGTGCAATTATTAAAGCTTTGGTTGGTGGTCTTAAAGGAGCTTTTGGTTCTTCTGGTGAAGAAAATTCTGCTGGGTTTGCTTCTTTAATTTCTGGTGCTTTTTCTGGTGCAGCAAATGGAGCAGCAACAACAGGTTTGAGTTCTGTTTCAGGAACTATATTATCTATCCCAACATTATTTCCTAGTGCTAAAGTAATTCCTTTTGCTTCTGGTGGTGTTCTTGCTGGTGAAGCTGGAAAAGAAGCAGTATTACCTTTAAAACGGGGAAGAAATGGTAAACTTGGTGTAGAATCAAATGGTGGGACAGCCCAACAAAGTATAACTAATATTAATGTTTCTGTTGAACGTTCTTCTGGTTCTGATGATACTGCTTATGCTGAAAAAATAGCAACTGCAATTGCTAAACGAGTGGCTAAAGAAGAAATAGCAAACGCAGCAAGACCAGGTAATATAAATAACCGTGTAACTAAATTTGGATAAGTTATGTCAGTAGCAATGCCTTTACCAACAAAGATTTCCAGTGATAGTAATAAATCAACAAAAGCAAGAACATTAGAAGCTTCTTTTGCTGATGGTTATGGTCAATATGCTCCAGCAGGAATAAATAACAAAGTTCAATCTTGGGATATTACTTGGGGGCCACTAACAAAAGCAGAAGTAGATATTGTTGAAGCTGCTTTAGATTCTGTTGGTGGTCATGGAACATTAACTTGGACACCTTGTAATGAAACTGTAGAAAAAAGATGGCGTGTTATTGGTGGAGAATATGATACACCAAATATAGGTCAAGGTTTATGGAAAATAACTTGTAAAATAACCCAACGATTTGATAATATTTAGGATTTCTAATGGCACAATTATTTTCTAACAATGCAACAAGTATTTTACAAAATGCTATTTCATCTAGTGATACTAGTTTAACTTTATCAACTGGAACTGGAAGTTTATTTCCATCAATTGGTGGGAGTGATTATTTTTACCTTACATTATTTTCTGTTGTTGGTTCTGTTGAAATTAACCACGAGATTATAAAAGTAACTAATAAGGTTTCTGATGTTTTAACTGTTGTTCGTGGTCAAGAAGGTACAACAGCTAGAGCTTGGGCAGCAAGTACAAAAATAGAATTAAGAATAACAGCAGGGGCTTTAGATACTATAAAAACAAACATAACAAACTTAAACAGTGATAAAATTAGTTTAAGTTTATATGTTACAGATTTTACTGGGGCTACAGATCAAACAAGTAATTTTGTTGCTGCTGAAGCTGCTGCTTATTTAGCTGGTAAAAGTTTATTCCATCCTGGTGGTATTGTAAAAATAACAAAAGCAACTGTTCGTGTTCCTTTAGTTGGAAGCCAAACAAATACTTTTGGAACATTATCAAACACACCAAAAATACTTTGTACAGCAACAGACGGCACATATGGTTTATGGTTTCCTTTAGCTGACGGAACACTTTATATGGAAAATATAAATTGCATAAGTAATACAGCTCAAGGAACATATCAAAATTTAACGGGTATTAAAATTGGTTCTTATGGAAGTTCTCCAGTAACTTCTTATGCAAACCGTAGAGGTTTTGTTTCTAATGTTAAAGTTAAAGGTTTTTCTACAGGTTATGAATTACAAGGTTGGTTAAATCGTTATGATAACTTATGGGCTACTTATTGTTCTATTGGAGCAAAGATAGAAGAAGCTCATGGTTCAAGTATTGACTTTATTGGTGAATATAATCAAAAAGATATTCAATGTATAAATTCTTTTGGGCTACTGTTTCCTAGACTTGAAATGGAAGGTGAAGCCGGAACAACAGCATCAACTTTTGATGGTTGTTTAGGTTTAATTATTAATTGTATTTATGCAGAACAATCAGCTAGAACAATACCTTGGTTGATAGTTGGTGGAACTACATTATGTCAAGATTTTCGTATTCTTGGTGGTAATTTTGGTTCTGCTGCTGGAACACAGTTTATAAAATTAGACAACGTAATTGGGCACACAATTAATTGTTTCTTTAATGGAAACTATGTTGCTACTGCTGGAACATCACATAATTTTATAGAAACAACAGCAAATACTAAAGGAGATTTAAGTAACTTTCCTGCTTTGTCTGGAGCATTTCCGAATAGTTTATTAATTGACGGAAATAAAAATCAATGTTCCAACTTGTTTCCAAATCCAAATCTACAAGGACAAAGATTCGGTGTAGATGATTTTCTTATAGCTGGCGGCAATAGAGCAACAGTTTCTTTAGATACAACAAATTTCCGTACTGGAACAAACAGTTTAAAAATAACACCAATAACAGGATTAAATCAAAACAGTTACGTTACTTTTGATTTTAGAAATGTTGATGTGGTTAATTCTGTTAAAAGTAAACCATTAACATTAGGTGTTTGGTTATATGTTCCAAATACAACAAGTATGGCTGAAGGAACTTCTGGTGGTAGATTTCCTGCAATACAACTACAAACTTGGTTAGGTGGAACTAAATTAGATGATGTTTCTACAACAGCAGGAAGGTGTAGGATTGGTGCTTGGAACTTTTTATATATAACAATTCCATCTGTCAATGCAACATTAGATAGAATTTATGTTAATATTGCTCCAGTAATATCTTCCGCAACTGCTGTTGGTGATGAATATGTCTTAGTTGATTCAATATATTTATCTAATGAATATCATGCAGTAAATATGTATGAAGGAAGAATTATCAATTCACCTTTAAATCCTGTTGTTATGTCCGCAGGAAAAATTACTTTATCAGCACCACAAAGTTATGGTGGTTTAGGTGACAACCAACAAGTTTGGCAGGTTGGTGATAAGTTTCTTTATACTGACCCTGCTGCTGCTGGTTTTATGGGCAAAATATGTACAACTGGTGGAGCTGGTTCCAGTTCTGTTTGGAAAACTTTTGGAGCTATTTCAGCGTAATTTATGCCTAATTTAACTGCTTTAGATGGTAGTCCTTTAAATGGCCCTTCTTCTACAAATGAAGAAGTTCAAACAATACACCAAGTTGTAATTTCTCCAGATGCTCCAGCATTAGTTGAGTTGTTTGAAATTGATTGTTCTGTAATCGGACAACCAATATATTATTTAACAAATGCAACAAGTCAACTCAACTTTGGTATAGATGAAGCAAGCCAACCAAGAACTTATTATCCTTTTCCACTTATGTTTTCTGGTTTAGAAATAAATTCTGATGGTGCGCCAGCAAGACCAAAATTAGATATAGGAAATCTTCGTGGTTTGTCTGGAGAATTGTTAAAATTATTTGGTTCTTTAGCTTTTTTGTATGGTGACCTTGTTGGTATATCAGTTACTTATATTAGAACTTTTGAACCTTATTTAAACTTAACAACTAGAATATCTGCACCACCTTTGAAATATTATGTTGCTAAGAAAATCTCCCATAACCGAATGGGTATAAGTTTTGAACTTCGCTCCCCTTTAGATAAAGAACGTGCGTTTTTACCAAAAAGACAAATGCTGCGAAAAGATTTTCCGGGGTTGTCGATTAATAAAAATATAGGTTAAATTATGTTAAGCCAAGAAATTATAGAAAGTATAAAAGTTGAAGCAATAAAACAATACCCTAAAGAAGCTTGCGGTATTATTGTGGATAATAAATTTATACCTATTGAAAATTCTAACGAAAAACCTGAAAAGAATTTTACAATTTCAGCAGAAAAAATAGCTAGATTTCTTGGCAAAATACAGTTTATAGTTCATACACATTGTAGAAAACCAGCCGAGGCGGAAATATTTGACTTGCGTACACCGTCATTTAGTGATATACTTGGACAAAAGCAAACCAACATACCTTGGCTTATTTTCGGTACGGAAGGTTTAACACTTTCCGAACCTTTACAAATACCAAGAATAAAAAACAATAAATATCTTCTTCGACCATTTATTTGGTATATTAATGATTGTTATTCTCTTGTTCAAGATTATTATGAATTTGAGTTTGGAATACATTTAGATAACCATCGAGCAAAAGAAGATTATAAAGATATACGAAAGCTTAATGATATTTTCGCACCTTATATTGAAGAATATGGTTTTATTAAATTCAACCCGATTCGACATGAATATAAAAATGGTGATCTTGTATTGTTAAATTCTGGTGGGTTTGAGAAAAATCATCTTGGTATTTTTGAAAATGGATATATTTTACATCAAGATTTAGTTTCAAAGAAAGAAAGAATAGAACATTTTATCGACTATATTCATTTGGTACTCAGGCATGAAAGTAAAAATATTTAATTCTGTTAATGATTGTGATGAATTTGAATTACAGATAACTTGTGTTAGGGAGATTCTTTCTGGATTAACTTTGTATAAAGGAAAGGAATATGCTGAGAATATTATTAAAAATAAGTATAAATATATTCTTATTCCTAAAGATGAAAAGGAAGAACCAGTTGCTTTAATTCCTGAAGTTGTTTTATCTGATATATCTAAATATGAAATCTTATTAATTGTTCCTGATGTTCTTGGTGAAATTCCTGCCGTAGCTGTAGCTGGTGTTCTAGCTTCTGCCGGTATAACAGTAGGAGCAACAGCTTTAACTATTATAACAGCTATAGTTAATATTGCTTTATCTATGGCTCTAAATATGGTTATGAGTTTACTTTCACCGACAAAAGAATTTTCTTCAGACCCTGCACAAGCACAACATAATAATAGTAATTTATTTAATGGTGCTCCCTTAATAAGAGAACAAGGTGGTTCTGTTCCTTTAGCTTATGGGTATGGTTTTGCTGGTGGTGTTTTAATTTCTTCAAGTCTTACAACAGTAGAAGGATAAAATGAGTCAAGAATTAGATATAGTTGGTGCAGGTGGTGGTAAAGGTGGTGGTGGAGCATCTAAACCGATAGAAGAAAATGATACATTATCAAGCCATCAAACAATAAAACTTCTTCTTGCTATCTGTGAAGGGAAAATAAATGGGATAGAAGATGTTTTTCTAAATAGAGTTTCTTACACTAAATTTGATGCTTCTATTGATGTTAGACTTGGTACATCAAATCAAACAACAATACCAGGTTTTGTAAACACTGAAGCACAACTACCATCATTTACACCACTAGAAATAACAACAGTTACAGAGGCTGGCCCATATAATCTATCTTCGGATGTTGATGCTGTTAGATTAACTTTTTTTACACCTTCTTTAAGTCAATATTTAGAAAATGGTGATCTTGTTGGTAATTCTTTAAGTTTATCTATTTGGGTATCTTTAAATGGTGTGTCTTATACTTTTGTAAAATCTACAAGTAAATCTGGAAAAGCTTCCAGCGAATATGCTTGGGATGTACAAATAGAAAGACCTACAAATGTTATTCCGGGAAATGCTTGGTATATTAAAGTTATTAGAAATACTGCTGATTCTTCAAGTGTAAAAATAAATAACAAAACACATATTTCATCAGTACAACAAATTTATTATAAAAATTTAACTTACCCAGGCACAGCTTTAGTTGCTATAACTATGCGTAATGCTGACCAATTTGGTGGGCAAGTTCCAGAAATTTCCGTTAAAGGAAAATTCCAAGAAGTAAAAGTCCCAAACAACTATGATGTTTCTTTAAGAACTTATTCTGGTTTCTGGGATTTAGGATTTAATCCAGTAAAACAATTTACAACAAATATTGCTTGGGTTATTTTTGATGTTTTAAACAACCCAAAATGTTTAAATATTCATGAAGCAGATATTGATAAAGCAAGTTTCTATATGCTTTCACAATATGCTGACCAACTTATTGATGATGGTGCTGGTAATTTAATTCCAAGATATGAAATAGGTTATCAATTTTTCTCTAGGGAAAATGTACCTAGCTTCTTGGTGAATTTACTTTCTTTATGTAATGCCCAAATTTCAACTAATGCTGTTGGACAACAAACAATTGTTTTTGACCATGCTGGAATACAACAAAGCAAAATCATAACAAATGCAAATGTTATTGATGGTTTATTTAATTATTCATCAAATGATCTTGAAGGAAGAACAACACAAGTTAATGTAACTTTTAATGATTTTGCTGCTTTTGGTGATACAAGTACAGCAACTATTCCTGACGAAACACCAACCGTGTTTGAACAAGAACTTATTGATCGTTATGGTTTACAACCTTCTGACATTGTTCTTCCTGGTTGCACACATAAAGCAAGAGCAATGTATAAAGCTCGTTGGGCTTTATATACAAATTGTATAACAACAAAATTTATATCTTTCAAAGTAATGTTGCAAGGATTGCAATTTTATTATGGTGAAGTATTACAAATCATGGATGGTGAGAATAGACAAGTAAACCAATATGGAGTTATTTTAAATTCAACTTATTCAACCGGAATAACAACAATATATCTTGACAGAACTTTTGATCTTTCTGCTGATGTATGGACAATAAGCTACACTGGTGCTGATGGTTTAACTCTTTATGACAAAACCATAAACCAAACAAACACAAGTACAAACATTGTTACATTTTCTGGTGATTTTGCGCCATACATAAACTCGACTTTTATTTTAAATGGGCCAATCGAAGCAAAATTATATAAAGTAACTGGAATCCAGAAAGAAGATGATTATTATGTTATTGCCGGAATAGAACATGATGAAAATAAATACGATTATATTGATGACGGGATAATAATAAACTTACCTACTGGGGATTTTGTTAATGTTTCTGACTTTACAACAGAACCAGTTGTTAATTTAGTTGTTTATCCTATTGCTTCTAGTAATGGTATTACTTCTAATTCACAACTTCATGTTGCTTGGGATTGGGATTTAGACCATAGTTCTAAGTTTGCTGCTGGATTTATTGCAAGTTGGCGCAGAGATAGTAAAGATTTTATAACTGTTCTGGATATTCAAGGAAAGAGTTTTGACATTGATAATGCTGTTCCTGGAACTTATGAAATAAATGTTTGGTCAGTGCATCCGGCAACAAATGTTAGATCAACTGTTTTAACAACTGTTTATAATTATAGAACTGTTGCTGGAACAAGTTCACTTTTACCACCAGTTAACGCTTCAACAAGTTTAAGTTCTTCTACTTTAACCTTTACTTCCGCAGCTTTAACATTATATTTCTATTATAATGCAGCAAACTACGATATTATTGAAGATAGTTTAAAAGATTATGTTGTTGAATTATGGACTGTGGGTGGAACAACAGCTTTAGAAACATTCTATGTTACTCCTGATGCTGATTTTAATGGCATTTTCCGTTTACCTTTTGCAGATAACAATAAAGTTTTCGGTACACCAACAAGACAATTCCAAATTAAACTGTATTCCAGAGATTTAATTGGGGATTTATCTGTTGCTTATTCTGTAACTGTTAATAATGTTGTTCCGGCAGCAGCTAGTTTTGGTTATACTTTGGGTGCTGGAGTAGGTGCAGCTTATTTTAATATAACTGCTTCAACAGAAAATGATGTTGCTGGTTATATCATTCATAGAAGTACAAGTAACACTTTTCCAACTTATGATATATATGATGTTGGTGGCAATACTGTTCCTGTTATTGATGGAGTTCAAGGAACAACTTATTACTATAGAGTTGCTGCTTATGATACTTTTGGTAAAACTGGTTTAGACTTCGGTTCAACAAATACAAGTACACTTTTATCTGCAAGTGCTGATACATATACTTATACTGGTTTAGTTTTTAAAGCAAACGACCCAACAACAAATAGTGTAAGCTGGACTTCTTTTGTTGCTAGTAAAAATGGAGCTTCTTCTACAACTGTTGTTGCTGGAAATACTGCTTGGACAACCGGAATCTTATATCTTTATTATTCTGATACTGATACTACATTAAATTCTACAACAAGTCTTGCTACTGCTGTTACTGGTCGGATTCTTGCAACTTATAAAGGTGGTTTAGATTTAACACATGATTTTGGTAAAGCATTTATTGATGGTGATAGTATTTATGCTGGAAGTATTGGAGCTAATCAACTTGTAACTGGTTCTGCTGTTGTAACTGGTTCTGCTCAGATAGCTAATGGTATTTTAACTACAGCACATATCCAAGATGCTGCAATTACTAATGCTAAAATAGCAAATACTATTCAAAGTGCTGGTTGGGATAATACTGGCCCTACTTATGCTGGATGGCAAATAGATAAAGCTGGTAATATAACAAGTTACGGTAATCTTGCTATAAAAGATACTGCTGGAAATGATATTATTACAACAGGTGTTGGTGCTGGTGTTAAATGGGCTAGTATCCTTGATAAAACTTCTTGGGTACAGCAATCAGGTATTACTGTAGCAAACGCAAGTACATTTATCGAAAATGGCGCTATAAATAATCTAATGTTTGATCGTTCTACAGGTAATAAACTATCTGTAGGTTATTTAGATATTCAAGGTTATGCTGTTATTATTCCTGTTTCAGCTACAAATGCAAACACAGTTACTATAGGAACAACTTACCAAACAGTATTATCTGTTTCTGTTGATATGTCTCAAGCAGGCCCAAACTCAAGAGCGCAAATATTATTTAGGGCTGTTGTAGAAACATCTTCTGGTTCTGTTGACGGAAGTTATTATAATGCTGACGTAACTGTTAGAATAATAAACTCCGCTAATGTTGTTATTGCTTCTGAACCTGTATTATATCCAATGGATACATCAACAGTAAATAATTTAAGTTACACTTCAGCACAACAAACAGTATTTGTTTTAACTGCAAACCCCTTATGTTTTATAAATGAAACCTACAGGATACAAGTAACTAGTAACTATACCCCTTATGACAATAATCCAGGATTTTCAAAAATTAAACGTATGTCAGTTTTATTATTAGGAGCTAAACAAAGTGTCTGATGGTATTATATATAATAGTGATGGTATGATTCTTAGAATTGTTTCTACCCCAGATGACCAATTAAGTTTACAAGTACAAGCAGGTGAATTTTTATTATCTGGAACTGCTGATTCTTTAACACAATATATTAACTCTTCTGGTATAGTTACTAATTTTCCAACACAACCAACAATAAATCATATATGGAATTGGTCAACTAAAGCCTGGGAATTACCCCCAATACTAACAACATCAAATTCCTGGAGCGCAACTACATTAGCAGCAAACGGAACAGCAACAGTAACTTTTGGTTCTTCTTTACCAAATCCGACAAATGTTTCTGTTGTTCTTCCTCCTGATGTTGCTGCTGTAACTATTTCTCCTGTAACTGACGGTGTATTTTCTTTTTCTACTGTTACACCAGGAAGTTATGTTTTTACTTTTGTAGCTGAAGGATATTTATCACATACTCAAACAATTACAGCAACAGTTTAATAGGTTAAATTATGTTACTTGCCTTAACTAAAACACTTTCAGAATTGAAACTTTCAGCAACAAATCGAGTTGAAGCCAAGACAGATTTACTTGTTACAACTTATTTAGCAGGTCAATTAACTTCAGGAGATATTAGAATATTCTTTTCACAAATAACTGATGCTAAAGCTTACGTTGCTGCTGGTTCACCTTCAGATGCAACACCTTTTCCTTGGGTTAAATCAATTGGTGATAGATTAAGTCTTGCTTATGCTGTTGTTGCTGCAATACTTATTGATATTGAAACTGATTGGAATACTTATGGTAGCCAAGTAGAAAATGAACGTGTAATTGCTGTAACTGCTATAAGTACGGCAACAACAGCAGCAGGAATATACATAATTGAACATGATTTTAACACCGCAGTAGATGCACTTTAACTTTTTGGAGACCTTTATGGACTATATTTTTGGAATTATTTATATTATTCTCGGCCTTATTGGTGGTTTAGGTCATTACGTTAAGAAAAGATATGTTGATAACACGCTAGATTGTTCACTTTATTTCTATCTTTTTAACGATAAAAAGACTACAATTCGTACAACTTGGGCTATTATTTGTGCAGAAATCGGATTATCTTTGCTTCATACAAGTGAAACTCTTGGATTAGCTGAACTTATTGGTGCTTTAACAGCAGGATATACAGCAGATAGCGGAATAAATAAGGAAAAAGAATGAATATAATTGTTCTTTATGGGATTCTTATTGCAATTGGTATGAGTATTGGTGGAACTGGTGTACATTATTGGGAACATTACCAAGTTTTATCAATGGAAAAGCAAATTGCTGACCAAAAACTGGAAGCAAGTCAGCAATTAACCACTTTAACCAATAAAGCTAATGAAGAAATCCTTACAAATATTAATTTAAACTCTGAAAGAGATAAATCTTATGAACAAAATATTAAAACTATTAATTTTCTTCATGATACTATTAATAGTGTTCGGTTGCGAGAGCCAACAAGTAGGAAAAATAGTAATTGCACCGCAACAAATAGTACAAGTACCGGAATCGTTGAAACAGAAACCGGAGACACTGGATTTTCAACAAGATTACATGAATTTCTTAAGCCAAGAACATTTGCTGCCGACAAAATAAGTATTTACGCGGCTGAATGTTATAACTTTATTGTTGAACGTAATTGTGGTATTACAAAATGAAACTGACTTTAGACTTATTGAAACAATTATTTCCAAACTCTAGTGAGAAGAATCGTATAAAATATCTTGATAGTTTGAATTTTGCTTTAGAAAAGTATTTAATTAATACTCCTGCTAGAGTTGCAGCTTTCTTAGCGCAATTAGAAATTGAAAGCGGGAGTTTACATTATGTAGAAGAAATTGCTTCCGGTTCAGCTTATGAACATAGAGAAGATTTGGGAAACTTGTTACCTGAAGCTCTGGCCGCAGCACATTTAAATGGTTCAACAACAGGTAAGTTTTATAAAGGACATGGATTAATACAAATAACTGGGTATTATAATCATAAACAATGTGGAGAAGCTTTAGGAATTGATTTAATAAACAACCCTAAACTTCTTTGTGAAGCTAAATATGCTTGTTTATCTGCTGCTTGGTTCTGGAATACCCATGGATGCAATGATCTTGCTGATGTGGGATTGTTTGGCGCAATAACTAAGAAGATTAATGGTGGATTTAATGCGGCAGAAGAAAGATTAAAAGCTTATCACAAGAATAAGAAACTTTTAGGTATTTAAATGGATAGTCAATTGATTGAAGAAGGTTATTTCAGACTGGATTCTCTTGTTTCTGTTGCAAGATTTTACAAAAACAAAATAAAACTCGTACCACTTTCCGAAATGACTGAACCATATGAGAAAGTTTTAATCTTACAGTTTACAGATAATGGAATCGTTCGTATAACCGCAACCCTAATTTCCCCAACAAGAAAAGAAATAAAATTGCTTGCTGATAAACTACATCTATCTGGTTATAAACGAGCAGAATATAAACATGAAGGAAAAAACTATTTTGTTGACTTGTCAAAAAAACCTTTTTTAATCCAGCAAGAAGAAACAAAATAAATTAAACAATAAACAAGGAAGTTTATTTTTTATTCCTGCTGTTTGCAATTTCCAACCATAATTATATAACAGATGGTCGATTTTGTCAAATAGACTTGACCTTACAAGCTGGCACGTTTCTTGCAAGCCGGTAAACTATGACCTAAGTGCCGGTAAAGTATGACCTTTCAGCGTTTTTTCCCTTTAAAATCAACAGCTTAACCACGCCGAACTAGGAACTAGTTCCCTTCGGTCACACTTCAAAAGCAAAACCAAAACTATATATTTTTTTTACTTTTTTTGTTTGTTTTGTTTTGCTTTTTTAGCTTGTTTATTTGGCTAATTTATATTATTATTTACCCAACTTAATTATTTATATATTTATTTTATGACTTCCTTACAAGCTATTTGTGCTAAAATATATTTATTCGATAAACAAAAGTTTGAGCCGAATAATAAGAAATTCACTAATGTTACTGCAAGATTATATTATATAAAATTTATAAATAAGAAACAAAATTATTGCTTATATAAACTTGGGTTTACACAAAGGACGGTTGCAGCAAGATTAAATGAATTTGTTATTCCAGATTTTAATATTGAAATTATTCAAATTTGCCAAATAAATAAACCAAAAATTGCTTATTCTATTGAGCAATTTATTCATAAAGAAAATAGAAAATATAAATATACTGGAAGTTTACTTCTTGAATATGGGAATGGAAATTCAGAAGTTTATTCGCGGGATATTTTATTTCTTGATGGAATAAATAATGGGTTTATTGGGAAGTTTAAGGTTTAAATTTTATTTGTTTAAGGTTTGATTTATTATTTATTTGTTTTATTTGGTTTGTTGGAAAAAATTTTGGGAGTTTTAAAATGTCGCTATCTAAAGTTATACGCTACATTTCTCATCTCGCGGAGTACCTTTCTAATAACCTAATTAAACAAAGCCAAGTAACATACTAAACAATCTAATATGTTACCCGGCCACAACATTACAAAGATATTAATACAGCATGTATAAACGCTATCAATATCAATTCAATATAACTTAAATCATTTATTCTATTCATTAACTATGTATCCCATTATATGTTCCTTTAATTGAATAACCAAGAGTATCGACAAGATACAACAAGAGGTTTATTGTTAAGCTATTCGCTTTAATCTTGCAAATAGTTCTGCCTTTACGTTGTATTCTATATGACATTTAAAGACTCCCTAGTATAATAATAGCTATGATTCTATTAATAGATAATTTTAAACTGCAAAAGTTTTTAATGTATTTTGCTATAACTATTAAACTATTAACCGATAAATTGGTTATATCAGTATTATATGGTGAACAAACATGAGAGGGTAATATAATATTGCCGACCATCACATAATTATTTAAATTAATACAAGTAATGATTAATTTACAATTAGATTTAAATTGCTTTGTTGTCATAATAGCCTCACAACAATAGATAATAATATGTTATTAAAACCAACTAATAACAATAAAGATATAAGCCAGTAACACAATAGCTTTAATTATATTTAATTCAATCCGTTTTAATGGCTTGTTCATATCAACTCTCAATCAGTTTAACTGTATCGCCGGATTTACTAAACGTATTGCCGCAGATAATAAACTGTGTATTGTCAGGCAAATTAGAAAACTTACTTACTGAATATGCCGAGTGCTTGCAATTACTACAGTCACGTGTTGTAGGGCGAAGCGAACCGTG